CGGCGGCCCCTGCTGGACGTGTGGGCGGTGGAACCGGCGATCGAGATCGCCAAGCTGCGGCGAGAACCCGGCCCCAGCGCCGACGTGCAGACCAAGCGCCTGGTGCCGCCGCTCGCGCCGCACAGCGCGCCACGCTCACACACGTTGTCACAAGAGATGAGCCCGGTGCCGCCCGGCTACGGCTTCCGCAGGCTCACGCCCACGCAGCTCAAAGCGATGCCCAACCTGCGCAACGGGGTGCTGGCGATCTGGGAGTACCCGAGAGTCCGGGGTCCGCGCCGCTACGTGATGAGCGTGGATGTGAGCGACGGGCTGGGACAGGACTACTCGGTGATCGACGTGATCCGGCAGCCGACGATTGAAGAACCTGCTGAGCAAGTGGCGCAGTATGTCACCAACCTGCTCGACCCCAAGGCGCTCTCCTTCGTCTGCGACGCCGTGGGCCGCTACTGGGTCGACCAGGACGGCGTGGAAGCCATGGCCGCGATCGAGACCAACGCGCACGGCCTGGCCACCCAGGACACGCTGCAGCTGCACCTGGGCTACTCCCACTTCTACGTGTGGGAGTACGCCGACGCCGCGAGCCCTGAGCGCCGCTACTCGACGCGCATCGGCTGGATGACCAGTCCACGCACGCGTCCGCTCCTCATCGCGTCGTTCCACGGTGCGGTGACCAACTTCGATCCGGTCAGCAAAATCCCTGAACTGGTTCTGAACTCCCCGATCACCAGGGGGGAGTTGCGCCACTTCATCACTGCGGGGACCATCGGCGAAGCCGAAGCCGCCAGAGGTCAGCACGACGACGCGGTGATGGCGGCGGCGATCGGCTACTACGTGGCGTGGCGGATGGCTGGCGGCGAGACCGAGCCGATTGCCGAGCGGCGCCAGCGCAAGTCGCTGCTCGACGCGCTCAACCGGGACGCGCAGCAGCCGAAGCCGGATTTCAGGAACGGCCCGTCGACCGCGGACGAGACCGACAGCGTGGAGCAGGACTATGAGCCGACCCTTGGCGACGACCACCAGGACTTCCAGCTCACTGACGACGAAGGTGGGCTCTACTTCAACGACCGATCGCGCGCCTAGCGCCATCCTCGCCGAGGCGCAGGCCCGTCTGGACGAACTCGCCAAGCTGGCGGTACCAGCAAAAGTACCAGGGCTGCTGCTCTCGCCGGCTGACTGTGGCCGCGTCGAGGACCTCTTGGGTATCGGCGCGACCCGCTCGGCCAGCGCCCTCGTCGCGGCGATCGCACGGCTTGGGTCGATCAGCGTCGGCGAGATCCGGCTGCCCTTCACGCCTGGCCAGCTCGAAGAGCTGAAGTACCGCGCCGAGAAGCGGGGCCGCTCCGTCGCGCAGGAGATGAAGGCGGTGGTCGACCGCATCAACGACGAGCTGTTCTACAAGGGCGGGTGACGATGACGACGAGGATGACGTGCGGCGCCTGTGGGAGCTGGGCCTGCGTGACCTGGAGTCACGGCCTCTGGTTCTGCCTCCCGTGCGCGCATCGCTTCTGGCTGCAGCAGTACGGCTACGCGCTCACGGGTGGCTAGGGGTGGGCCTCTCCTCGCCGCTCTGGCTCGTCGTGATTCTCGGCCTGTGGATCGTGTTGCTGCTCGCCTACCTGACCAAGTGGAAGGACTGAGGTGGTTGTGAAGAAGGTCGCTGTGAGACCCAGGAAGACGACCAGGAGTGAGCCGCCGCGCCAGCCCGCCGAGCGCACCATCGCGATCGCCATCGTGCCGCCGGTCGAGGGGGCGCGCGTCCAAGTGCAGGTCGCCGCCGACCAGTGGCTGCAGGGCTCGACCGATGCCAACGGCTACGTCGCCTGGCAGTGGTCCGACAGCCTGGGTGATTCCGCGCTGGAGATCATCACCGAGCAGTACGAGTACTATCTCCAGAGCGTCCACTTCACGACCTTCACCGACCCTGGCGTGGGACCGCCGCCGCTCAACTGCCAGCTGGTGGTGGGCCAGGACCTGCCGCCGTTGGTCCCCAGGCAGGTCGCGCCACCCGTGGTGATCGAGACGCCGAAGCCGACGCCGCCGGGGAGCGCCTGTCAACCGCTGCACGCCGACGGCGTCACCATCCGCAACGCGCAGAACCAGCGCATCAGCCTCTGCGGCTACGACGCCTTCACCGCCATCAGGATGCTGCTCGACGGGAAGGACATCCAGCCGTTCATCGACGAGAGCCTGCGCTACGGCTTCAACCTGTGGCGGGTGTTCGGCATGGCGAGCGCGAACCAGAACGGCTACTACAGCCTCTCGCCGAACGAGCCGGGGTATTACGACGCGATTCGCCAGTTGGTCCAGCGCCTCTCCAACGTCGGCATCTACTACCTGCACACCACCTACGCGGACTGCCAGGACGTGGGCTTCGACACCAGCGTCTGGCTGCAGGTCGCCGATGTGCTGCGCCCCTATCAGGAAGCGGTGTTCCTCTCCGGCGGCAACGAGTGGAGCAAGAACTACTGGAATCCGCAGGCGCTGACGAACCCGAACGTGAAGTGGTGGTCGCGCGGCAGTGACATCGGTGACGCCGAGCCTCCCTTACCGAACGGCAGCTTCGTCGAGTTCCATCCTCGACGCGACTACCCGAAAGCACTCGACGACACCATCGCGAGCCAGACCTGGCTTCAGTACCACGACCACATGAACGTGCCGCTCATCATCGACGAGCCGCCGCGGTGCGGCGAGGACGGCAGCGGGCCGGAGTATGCCGACCCCGGTATCGTGTGGCGCTTCGCGCGCAGCTACTCCGGCGGCTGCGCCGGTGCCGTGCTCCATATGCGCCCCGGACAGAAGGGCGCGCTCATCGAACCCGGCTCGCTCAACGACACCATCGCGACGGCGTGGCAGCAAGGTATGAGGTTGGCGTGATGGCTCTGCATGATTTCTGGTGCACGCGTTGTGGTGTGGTGCTCGTCGATGTGAACGTGTCTATCCAGATAGGAGCCCAGAAGGGCGCGCCGTTACATTGCGGCGAGCCGACGGCGTGGCTACCCAAGGTGGGTCGCATGGACGCCTACGAGCCGTTCCAGGAGTTTGTGACCCGAGATGGGCGCAACGAGCTGGTGCTCATCGACTCGCTCAAGAAGCTCCGCGACGTCGAGCGGCAGAGCGAACAGGACTACCGCAACGAGGAGGGCCAGCCGGTCGTGTGGCGCAGGTATTCCAACGACAGCTCCAACCGCGATGTGCACACCTTGCATCCCAACTGGAACCATGGCGAGCGTCCCGACCCGGCGTGGGTCAGGAAGAACGCCGCAGGTCTGAAGAAGAGCATCGAGGACCCCGACTGCGCCTACGGTCCCGGCGTGACCGCTGATACGCCGACCGGGCTCGATCACCTGAAGTAGCCATGGCCGACTTTTCAGCCAGCGGGATCGCAGACCTGCCGCGCACCACTGCCGAAGCGCTGATGAACGGCGATCCACGCGTCCTCAACTGGCTGCGCGAATGGGTGCAGGATGGCGACGCGATCAATCGTGCTGACCCCAGCTACGACATGATCTCGCAGGCGCAGGCCTACATTGTGGGTGAGCAACGCTCGCCGGAAACCTGCAAGCTCAAATACCTGCCGCAGATCGTGATCAACGAGACGCGCAAGGCGATGCAGGCGCACGTGAGCGCGATCACCGACTTGAAGCCGGTCGCCGGCTGGAAGGGGAATCCCGAGTATCAGGTCCAAGCCAACATGCTCAACCAGTACCTCATGGCCGAGTGGATCACGACCATGATGGACCTGGACCTGGGCGACTGCGTGAAGTACTCGCTGGCCGGCGGCACCGGCGACCTGGTGGTGGACTGGGACCCGCATGTGCCCCAAGGCGGTGCGCACGCGCTCTCCGCACGCGACCCGCGCGACACGCTGCCACTGCGGCCCTCGTTCGGGCGAAGCGTCCAAACCTGGGAAGGCGCCTGCTTCCGCGAAGAGCACACGGTGAACGTGCTCCGCGGCATGTACCCCACCAAGGCGCATCTCTTCCGTCCCGCGAGCGACACGATGCTGGGTCGTGTCATGGGGCGGTTTCGGACGGGTCTGTCGCGTCTCATCAGCCCGGCAGACCCGCTCGATTCGATCGCCTTCGGGGGGACAGCTGGCACCGTGCGTAAGGCACGCAGCGGCGCGATCGTCGTCTACCGCGCCTACTTCAGAGACCGCACCCGCAACCTCACCACCAAGCCGATCACGATGGGCACGCCCGGCAGCAACTGGGCGTACGTGGTGAACCCGCAGGAAGCACTCTACCCGCGCGGACGCCTCCTCGTCGCCACCGACGACGCGATCATCTACGACGGGCCGAACACCTACTGGCACGGGATGTATCCCTTCTGCCGCATGAAGCTGTGGAGCGTCCCGTGGCAATTCTTGGGTATCCCGCTCTTCAACGACCTGCTGCCGCTGCAGGACGCCATCAACAACACCGTGCAGGACGTCCGCCTGGGCATTCAGCAGTGGACCAATCCCGACATCGTCTACAACCGCAACGCGGTGAGCGAGGCCACCATGAAGCTCATGGACCCTCGCCGCCCCGGCAAGCGCGTCAAGGTCATGCCCGGCTTCGGCGACCCGTTCAAGAAGGAGGATGGCCCGAATCCCTCGATCATCCAGATGGGCATCGAGCTGTGGGAGCGGCTCACACAGAAGTTTACCGACCTGTCCGGCACGGCGAATCTGAGTGCACTCCTGCAGCTCCGGCAGATGCCGTCCGCCGACACCATCCAGAAGTACTACGACGCTCTCACACCCGAGATCAGATCCGAAGCGCGGCAGGTGGAACTGTTCCTGCGCGACTTCTCCGAGATGGTCAAGATCAACTACTTCCAGTTCCTCAGCGCGAAGAAGCGTGTGCAAATCCTGGGGACCGGCGGGCAGATGCTCGACGAGTTCGACTTCGACCCTGACCAATTCGTGCCTGCCCTATTACCTGGTCAGCCAGGCTACACGCCGGAGTTAGATGCCAACACGACCTCACGCGATGAAAGGGCGCAGTTCTTCCACAAGCAGTTCGTGTTCATCGTGCAGCCGAACTCGGTCCTCGCCATGGACGCGACCGAGCGGAAGATGATGCGCGTGCAGCTGGCGCGCATGGGCTACTACGACTTCTGGTCGCTGCACGAGACATTGGAGACGCCCAATGTCGGCGCGCCGCCCGCCGTGCCGCTGCCGCCGCTCAGTCCCCCGCCGCCCGATGCACTCACTCAGATGCTCGGCCAGGTGCAGAACACCCCCGGCGCGCTGCAGGCGATGCTCATGGGCGCGATGCCGCTGCCGCAATACAGCGATCCGGCCTCCGGCCGCACCTTCCAGATGGACCCGACCTCGGGTTCGATTCTCGAACTGCGCGTGCCCGTGACGGTCACCGAGCGCTTGCAGGCGCAGGCGCAGCTCGGAATTGGACAGACGGTCTCCCCCGCTGGACGGAAGGCGACAGGACAAGAACCGCCGCAGCAGGAGCAGAAGTCGGACGGCCGCTCGACGATTACCGAGAGTAAGAAGTAGATGCCTGGCCCGCGCGCGATCGTCACCGGCGCCGAGGACCCGACGACCTATCCGCAGGGGCTCGTGCAGCCGCCGATGAACGGCGCGTGGGTCAACGGCCAGTGGGTCCCGCTCGACGCACCGGAGCCGTCGCAGGTCCGCGGTCTCATCGACAGTCTCGGCGGCCAGCTGCGCGACGCGTGGGCGGACGTGAAAGCGCCCTACGAGTCCGCCAAGGGGTTCGTCGAAGGCTTGACGCCGCAGTGGCTGAAGGACCTGGTTGGCAGTGCGTCGGCGGCGATCGCGCCCGCCTTCACACCGTCGCCTGAGACAGACGCTGCGCGGGAGCTGCTGCATCAGCAGATCACGGCGCACACGCCGCGCATGGAGACCGGGCATCCCGTCGCGAATGCGCTCGTCAACCTCGACCCGACCTCGTTGATGCAGCACGCGGCGGTCGACCAGCTCGCGGACTCGACAACGCCCGGCGGCGCCGCGCTGCAGGTGGTGCCCGAGTTGGCGATGGCGCCGCTGCTGGCCGATCTGCCGCTCGTACGCAAGCTGTTCCCGAAGGTCGACGCCTACGGCAAGCCAGCTGGCTTGCTCACAAGTAAGACGATTCTCAAGCGTGTAGAGGCCGCCAAGGACCTGGCGCCGGAAGCACGCACGGCACTGACGCAGCTCGCTGAGCAGGTCGGCGAACGTCGTGTGGCTCCCGCTGAACTGCACGCGCTCGCGGCCGGTGAGACCTACACACCAGAACGCGTGGTCAGGAAACCGAGGCCGATCGCCGAGGGCGCGAAGCAGATCCCCGGCGCGCCGCTCGGCGTCACCAACGCGCGGCAGGCACGTGGTCTGCGCGAGAAGTACCTGCAAGGCGTGGAACGTGGAGCCGCTGGGCGTGACTGGTACGAGGACGCCGGCAAGGCCATTCTCTTCCACGCCAACGACGACCCGGTGCGGGCGCGGCTGGTGGCTGGCGACATGGCGATCACCTCGCCCACGTCGACCGTCAGTGCGAATACCGGCTTCGGCATCAAAGGCTATAACCAGGCAACGGCGGGCGTGCCGATCGAGGCGGGGCGCTACCCCACGGCGATGGGCAAGAACATTCAAGCGCTCCACGAGGGCGGCGAGCGCGCGACCGGCCTCAAGCGCGACCCTTTCGCGACCAACATCGAGCGCGGCGGCGGGTTCGTGGACCTGACTGACCCGACCATCCCGCGTCGCGCTGTCCACGACATCTGGGATGCCGAGGGGCACGGCTATGTGCTGCCGAGCGGCGAGCCGATGCGCACCGGGTTCGGTCCTGCGCAGCACCGCTTCATGGACGAGCAGCAGGACAAGATCATCGCCGCGGCGAACGAGCGCGCGGTCGGCGGCTTCACCGATTGGAACGAGCTGAAGACGCAGGCGGCCAAGTGGGTCGATGCGAAAGTGCAGGCCGGCGAGATCGACCCCAAGGACGCGGCTAAGTCCTACGCCGACTTCCTCGCGCAGCACTACGCGCAGGGCTCGCGGGAGTTCACACCGGGGGCCACCACCGGTCACATGCCGGAACTGCTGGAGCCCGGCATGGAGGAGTTCCGGCAGCTCTATCACGACATCATGCGCGGCAACAGCGGGGTCTACGACGCGAAGATGCGGGACCAGATCGCCGCCGGCTACGGTGCGCTCGTCGGGCCGTCGTTCGAGGGGCCGGGCTACTTCAAGGGCCGCCCCTCTCCCGGCATCCAGACCCAAGTGCTCACAGGGTCGCTCCAAGCCCCTGGCGGCCTCCCCGGCGAGCGGATACTCGACGAGGGCTCGCGCCGCCTGATGGACGCCGCGGAGGCCACGCACGGTCTGCTCTTCGGACAAGATGCGGATGCCTACAGCCGGCTGCTGCCGGCCGGCAGCGGTGGGATACGCACCGGCTGGGACGTGGCGCTGCCCGGCGGCAGGCTCACCCCGGAGCAGATGATCGAGCTGGTGAAGCTGCTAGGCGGGCGCGAGGATATCGCCAGGATTCCAACGCTGCGGGGCGTGCGCCTCGGCTATGTACCCGCGCCAGACCCGAGTGGGCAGCAGGCCTTGCGATTCCTGCAGGAGATGGACCCGCGGATGAAGGGGGCGGTGAAGGCGCTCGGCGGAAAGGTCGAAGACGCCGCGGCGTTCCGCAGCGGTTACCAGGAGAACGATTGGCGCGTCGCGCGTGTCGGCCAGGACAAGTTCGAGCCAATTCGACGGCTGCTGGGTGGGCCGGAGAAGTTCGACCAGTTCGCTCCCGACATGGCTGCGAAGATTCGTCAGGCGGACACGATGTTCAGGCGGGTCACGGGCGGACGCTTCTCCCTCAGTCCGGTGCTCGACGAGGTGCGCGGCGCGATTGCGAACGAGGGCTTCCGAGGGCTGGAGCGCCTCGCCAAGAAGTACGCGATTCCCGTCACGCTTCTGGTAGCAGGCCTGGAAGGACTAGCTGCACCGCCGGATCAGCAGTAGGTTCCGGGGGGAGCGCTACAGGCTCCGGCAGGCCGAGTCGCCGCGCGCGTACCGCGAGCGCGTATAACTCGGGCTGGCTGATGGGCGACGGCAGCCCGTTCTGCCGTGCGGCCCAGGCGAGCCCACCCAAGGGATGCTGCTCGACCGGCGGTAGCGACCCCTCCTGCTGCCGCGCGTAGTACTGCGCGATCGCGTCGTCGATCTCGTCGTGCGGATTACGCATAGTCATCACTCTAGCACGCTGCATCACGCCCTCCTGCACACGCCGGCACACCGAAACAGGGGGATCTAGACAAACCCCTGATCTGCCCTGACGCTGCAGGGCGTGCCGCTCACCAGCTCCGGTCAGAAGGTTCTCTCCTCGATGAAGAACCAGTACGGCTCCGAGAAGGGCGAGCGGGTGTTCTACGCCTCGATCAACAAGGGCAAACCGGGTAGTGCCAAGTGGCACGGCAAGAGCGCGAGCAAGCCGCGCGACCTGAGGAGAACCTGATGGCATTCGGCAAAGGCGGCGGGAACTTCGGCGGCGGTGGTGGCGGCGGCGCGACCTATGGCGGGCCAGCGACCCCTGAAGCTACCGTGCAGCCGGTCGCGCCGAAGAAGCAGAGCAAGCCGTTCACCAAGAAGAGCAGCTTCGGCAAGCCGAAGGGCTTCACGCCGGCCGCGCGCGGCTCGATGAGCGGCGGGGGCCGGTAGATGTTTCCGCCGTCTGGTGGTCCCTTCAGCGCGGTCGGTCCCACGCCCGGCAGCTCGGCGCTCGACCAGCCGCCGCCCTCGCCAACGCCGATGGGCGGCGACCCGTCGATGGGTGGGTTCTCGATGAGCGGCCTCGCCGCGCAGCTGCCGTCGACGCAGATGCCGCCGGAGGTGCTGACTGGGATTACTCAATCAGCACAGGCGATGAGTCAGCTGCTCGATAGCTGGGCGCAAATTACCCCTGACAAGGCTGCGCAGCTCTCGCTGATCAAAGACATGGTGCAGCAGTACCTCGCCGCCCTGATGCAGAGCGGCGCCGGGCCTGTGTCACCGACCGCGCCGGGACCCGCGTTCCCCGGCGGCGGCATGGACCAGGGGATCGCTGGTCCGGGTTCGGTATGAGAACGCGATCACACACCAGAAGGCGTGTCCACGTCCTGGCCCCTTGCGGAGGGACGTCTGCGCTGGCTCCGGTGAGAAAGCTCGGGTCCCATGGGTGCGTTTGAGTCGGGTCAGTCGTTCATGGCTGGCGTGCTCGCCAAGCTCCCCGCGGAGCTGCAGGCACAGGCCAAGACGATCTTCGACGCTGCGGAGGCGAAGGACGCCGTGGTCTTCCTCGGTGACGGTTCGCTCGCCCGCGCCGACTACAGCAAGGGGATGGACTCGCTCCGCGACAAGGAGCAGGCGCTCAACGAGCACTACGAGCGGCTCAATCAGTGGTACTCGGTCAACAAGGACGCGCTCGACGAGGCCAAGACGATCAAGGAGAAAGGGCTGCAGTCGCCCGCGAACCCGATCGTACCGGCAGAGCGCAAATCCGGCGAGCTGCAGTCTCCGGCGTTCACGCTCGACGACATGCGCCGCGTCGCCGACGAAGTCGTCAACAGCGCCGGCAAGGACTACATCGCGGTCTCGGCGTTCATTGCGTCGCAGGCGGGCCGGCATCTCGCGCTCTTCGGCGAGCCGCTCGACGCGCTGGAGCTGACACAGAACCCGAAGGTCGGCCGGCCGATCGCCGGTCAGCCGGGCCGGGTCTTTTCCCTGCAGGACGCCTACCTCGAAAAGTACGGCCCGCAGCTCCAGAAGAAGCACCAGGAAGCCGAAGAGAAGCGCTTCAACGACGAGGTTGAGAAGCGGCTCAGCGAGCGGCAGAAGCAGCAGACCGCGCAGCCCTTCCCGCTGCGCAGTGAGGCCTCCCCGCTCGATGTGCTCGCGACCAAGGACGGCCCGGCCGCGCACACGCTGGACACCGCGGTGGCCGAATACGAACGACTCCAGTCTGCCCGAGGCAGCTAACCAAACGTAGGAGGGGCAGCCCATGCCCATTCAGCTAGACGATGTGAACACCACCGTCACGAAGGAGATCGAGCCGGGCGTGGTCGACGGCTACTTCAAGGCCGGTCCCTTCATCGCGATGGCGAAAGGCCGATTCAACCGTAAGTGGATCGGGCCGCAGATTCAGGAAAACTTCCTGTACAAGCCGATGAAAGGTGGCTCGTACAGGAAAGGCACCACCTTCGATATCACCCGGAGACAAACGCGCACCGGCCTGCTCTTCGGACCTCGTTACTACCAGGTCACGGTGAGCGAATTTCTCGAAGACCTCGAAGTCGAACTCGCCGGCCCGCGCGCGGCCTTCTCGGTGATCCGCACCGACATGGCGCAGGCTTCGCTCACGATGAGCGCGATCCTGGAGATCGCCGCCTTCCATCACGGTCAGCCGATCGCCGGTGACGACCGCTCGATGGAGATCAACGGCCTGGAGGAGGCACTCAACGACGGCACCGCGGCGAGCTGGACCAACAACGTGTTCCCCAGCTACGGCGGCCAGACGCGTGTGGACGTGACGCCAGCCCTCACGCCGCCGACCGGCCTGGTCGGCGCCAATCTCGGCGGCCAGCCGATCAGCTATCGCGTGCTGCGCCACAGCTATTTCAGCTGCATCATCGGCAACGAGGCGCCGCTGACCGCGATCACCACCAACCGCTGCATGGGGTTCATCGCGGAGAATTTCCTGCCGCACCAAATCATCGACACGACGCAGCCCGAGATCAACTGGCCGGGCATGAAGTTCGACAAGGCGACGATCA